TGCACGCTTATTGCGCCCTTAATATAAAATTCTAAACATAAACTCATCACCATTGTATGATCCATCCAAGAGCCCCAACGTCCTTCCGGACCGGGGAGTTCAGATGTTTGGTCCATCAACACTTACATCTGTGTGGTAGCTTGTTCAAGACGAATTTAGACGTCACGGCCAATCACAGAGTTTTAGGTCAAATCCACAACTATCATATACAAATCAGAATCCATTTCCAGTTCACTTTCACGTAAGCCGCTGGACTTCACCCACATCATACTCGAACTAAGGAGCAGAGAATGCAGATAAAGCTTCCCTCCAGACGCTGTTGGTTACAGGTGCTGAAATTTTACATGTTGTCTTTTGTTTAGGTGTAACTTAACCGAGTGTATATCACAAATTAAATGCAAGGACCGTTTAAGCGTCCGAGCCATTCAATCCACCCCATACCCTCATCCAACCATTCTGCAGGCAATGGACCGCAGCAATCCAATGACGCCCTCAAAGCAGGGACCCAAGTTAAGGGTTGCTCACTTAAATAAGCAACGTCAAAATGGAGCGAAGAGTTCTTCTCGCCGCGAATACGCGCGACCAAACCGACTAAACGGTTCCAGAACCTCTCCAAGCGGTTTTCCGTGAGTTTCGTAATTTTAATACGCTCACAGCCAGCCTCACATGCCGCACTCAACCACATAAACTTTCCAACCTGAAAATTCTTGTCGGACAAAACCTTTCCACTCTTCTCTTTAAGAACTCGTACACTCTCCTGATAAAAGGGGGACGTTAGTTCGGGAGCGGAGGCCGACGGGATATTTAACAACAAACTATTTCCATATTTTCTTTTTGATTGTTGTGTCTTTGTTTCAGCGAAAATATTTGTTTTCTTAAACTCACCAAAAGGAAACTCATAACCATAATCATCCTCACAGTACACTTTGGTACCTGGGACGAAAATGTAGTAATCCTCCAGCAAGCTTGGACCAAATCTTTCATAGTCACGTTTAATCGCTTTTTGTTTTCCCATCAAATATCCAACACATTCCATGTCTATGGCCGAGGGACCGAGAAATCCAATTGGTGGCAATCCAACACCGCCCCACTGTTCCGGGACGAAATACGGTACTTTATTCCCGCATTTTGACAACTCCGGCTTATTGTAATTAATAAAAGCCAAAATCATTTTACATGCCATTCCTTCATTCTCTTCCCACCCACGCACGAGTGTGCGACACCGTGCACCGAGGGTATCGTTAGTACCGTTCGCATTGCCAACAATTGAGGCACTTTCGCGACCAGACCTTTTAAGTCCAAACAATAAACCTAAGTTAATGTAAGGTAAATAACGATACATCTCGACGTCTTTGTGATCGAGTGAACACTTCTTCATCAAAGGATCAAAATCCAAATCCCAATCTTGACAAACACGTGTATCCAAATACGATATCGCCGAATAGTACGTTTCAAAACCATAACTATCCGGCACCCAATCCATTCTTTCCATCGAATAGCGTTGGGGTCCGCAATTTAAGCGCAACACATCGTCATTCATGTATAATTCACTGTTAATAACCATAAAGGCCCGAGTAAAGTATGTCTTACCCACTGAAGGGGACAATCCAACCTTTACTGCCAGCGACTCCCATTTGGAGTATCCCGCTGGATCAGTCTGAAACAAACAATCGTCTCCATTTACGATAACCTCCACATCTTCAAATTCCGTATCTTCAAAGCAGGCGGCCCAAATGAGCGCAAAGTTTGCAATACATAAAACTGGAAATGATACAGGACTTCCCATTAACTGTCCCCGTGCCTGCGCACCACCTTTAATCCCATTCTTTTCATCAGGTTCATAAAAGTGTCCGCATAAGGCACGACAAAACAACTCACGATAATCTGCCGGCATACCGGTCTTATCAGCAATTTCATTAACAATCGCAAGCGACAACTTCATCGCTAAATTATCAGTAGCAGCCTTGTAATCACCACTCAACCACTTACATCCAATCTCCAGTTCACCCAAACATTCACGAATGAGCTTACCGTCGATCGGACGGCCAATACAAAATCTCGGGTCCTGCGTTAAAGTCACGAACAATAACTTTTGAATTGGTCTTAATGCAGAATACATAATTGGGGGACCCGACGTTACACAACGAATCTTTAACGGTTCCGGCAATGCTGTAACACTACACGATGGCCGCTCACTAAGAGCGCTCTTCACCAATGCAGCCTGCGCCGCGCACAGTTCGACGCGAGCGTGTTCTGATACACGCGCCCACACCGTTCCATCTTCCGGCACAATACAGTCATCCGTTTCACCCGTCTCTATCCATTCCAAATCCACCGTCGGCATTAAACCGGCGCGCTGGAGGAATCCCAGAGCTCCACCCTTCGTTGATGCAGCGTTGTAATGACCTGATACTGAAGGCCACAACATTTCTATGCAATCCCAATTATGAGGCTTGAACATTTTATTCACAACCTTTTTTGCGTATCCAATCACCCTCTCAATCCCCTGTAAATCATCATTGCAATAATCCACAGGCGTCGTCATGGTCTCAACCGCTTTAATTTTTGCGGCAAGGCACTGAGCCTCAGTCGGTCGGGGCAATCCTTTCTTTAACATCAACATAGAATAGGCAAATTCCAAATTACGCTCTCTTCTCATTTTTTGGAAGAATGCATAAAAAGAACCGCTTAACAGTGTTGTTGCCTTCTCAAACAGACCGGGATATACGGAGGCGCAATCCGGCTTCTTTGGAAGCGGCTGCGGGTCGTTCGGAAATAAACTCGATACGACATTACAAAAATAAGCACTTGTTTTCCATTTTAAATAATCTAACAAATACCCATTCTCCGATAATCCATGCAAACTGTACAGATCACCACAGATAGATCCACATTCTCCATTACCCGCTTCCATAGCG